ACAGCGCTGGACAGCATCCCGCTCTACTACGCCCGCCACGTAGCCTGCTCGCTCCCGCCGTTCACCAACGATGCCGTCGAGCACGGCTCGCTGCTGCACGAGTGGTTCGAGAAGGGCGATCCCGTCCTTGATACGTGGGCGGTCCCTCCAGAAGAAACACTAACACCGACCGGACAGGTTGGCAAAGAGGCGAAGAAATGGGCGGAAAGCGAGTTTGGGACAGATGTGCAGATCGTGCCGCCCAAACTCTTCCGGCAGATCAAGGCCGAGATTGCGGCCATCAAGAACACACCCCCTGCGATGTCGCTCATCGAGCGGATCGTGGAGCGGGAACTGTCCGTCCGCTGGCAGACCGCTGAGGGCGACCGTCTCCGGTGCCGCTTCGACGCACTGACGAGCGACGGCATCGTCGTTGACCTCAAGAGCACGCGAGAGGCTGACATCCTCCGCGACTTCTGGAAGTCGGTACTGGATTTCAAGTACCACTTCTCCTGCGCTTGGTACATGCGGGGCATGGAAGCCTGTGGCATGGAGCCCAAGCCTCTGCAATTCATCGTGGTCAGCACCACGCTTCCGCACGACTGTCAGGTCGTGACGTTGCCTGCGGCACTCATCGCAGAAGGCCAGCGCCTCATGGACAAGGTGCTGGCGGAACTCCGTCTTCGTGAAAGCCTCGACTGGTGGTTGCCGGATACACACGGCGAGGTGGTTGAACTTCCATTTCCGGCTCATGTTCTGAGGGGAATCTAATGGCTACGCTTCTCGCAGAGTGGGCTGCTACCAGCCCGCAGTTGGACAAGTTGTTCGAGGCCAAGAGCAAGGCTCTCGGTGTGCTTCGGAACGCACCACGTACGTGCAAGTCGCACTACGGGATGTATGCCGACCTCGCAACCATCTGGGACACGATCCGCAAGCCGCTTGCCGACAACGGGCTCGACGTCATCCAGACGTTCGTGCAGGGCGGCGACGGCGGGGAGATCGTCCTCGTCACCACGCTGGGCCACAGCAGCGGGCAGTTCATCCGCTCGTTCCTGCCCATCAAGGGGAACCTCCAGCCGCAGCAACTCGCTGCGACCGCGACGTACCTCAAGCGGATCGAGTTGGCCGCAATCGTCGGGGTCGCCGCAGAGGACGACGACGACGGTCAGGAGGCCAACCGTGCAGCCGTCGTTGCGAACGTCGAGGACGAGGTTCGCATCGAAAAGATGGCGACGAAGGCGTTGCGTGAGGCGAAGACGCCAGAGCGTCGGGCGGAACTTCTGGCTACGGCCAAGAAGCGGGTGGACGAAGGCGTCCTCCAGCCAGCCGCACTGGATCGCCTCAAGTTGATCGCAGCGGACGCGGACTCGAAGCAGATGGCAATGGCTTGACACACACCACTCGCGGGTAGGGGCGACCTCCTCAGGTGTGCGCCGGACACACTCCCAACCATCCGGCACTTTTTTCTATGAACGACAAACTCATCGGATACGCCCGCCTCGTCGCCATCGCTGCCGTCCAGAACCAACTGGGCGAGGAGACGGCGATTGCTTTCTGCCGTGACGCAGTGCCGCAACTGCTGGCAGAGATCGAGGTGTTGAGCCGGGTCAACCAGAAGTTCGAGGTGGCTCTCGGGCTCGTGGTGCCGGAGCCTGCGCCGCAGCCTGTGGTGGTGGCGAAGCCCGCTCGCAAGCGCAAGCCCCGCAAGAAAAAGGCGAGGGCGAAATGACCCTGTTCCTGCGTGACTACCAGAAGCGTGCCGTCGAGGCCGTATGCCGTGCCGCCCGCAATGGCGAGCGCAGGATCACCGTCTGCCAGCCGGTCGGCACGGGCAAGACGGAGGTGCAGGCAGAACTGTGCCGCATCGGAAAGTACCCGCTCAACGTGGTGCCGCTGCTCGACCTCATGCGGCAGAACCGTGACCGCATGGAGTTGCGGCTGGGCGAGAAGTGCGACATCGAGCAGGGCCCCAATTTTGCCGAGAGCATCGACGGCCTGCGACGGCGGGTCATCGTCGGGAGCCGGGACAGCCTGCTCTCCAACGACCGCTACAAGGCACGGGCCTACGACCGGGTGAGCATCGTCCTCGTGGACGAGTGCCACTACAAGATGACCGCCCAGATGGAGCGGATGCTGTGCCACTTCGAGGAGCGTGGTGCGACCATCGTTGGATTCTCTGCCACGCCCTACAAGGGCAGGGGCAAGGGCCTGCGGTTCTTCCCACGCCCGCAGTTCGTGTACACGCTGCGAGAGGCGATTGACGACGCATGGCTGCTTGCCCCCCGCTGCTTCGCCAGCGAGAGCAAGGCGTTCGACCTGACGCTCGTGGACGAAGTGGCTGGCGAGTGGGATCGCAAGCAACTCTCCGACATCCTCAGCGCCGAGCACTGCGCCCAAGAAGTGACGTCGCTCGTCCTGTCCACGTTCAAGCAGCAGCCGTCCGTCGTCTATGCCCACTGCGTGCGGCAGGCGAAGTTGCTGGTCGAGGTGTTCGAGCGCTACGGGATGCGGGTCAGCATCGTGTACGCCAAGCAGCGGCCCGACATTCGCAAGGCGAACATGGACGCCTTCCTTGCGGGCGACACGAAGATCATCGTGAACGTCGGCATCTTGGGCATGGGCTGGGATTTTCCAGACCTCCGCAACATCTATTCGGCAGCGCCGACGAAGAGCATCTCGAAACTGGAGCAGCGAATCGGCCGGGTGCTGCGCCCCCTCACCGGCACGCTGCACCCGGAGATGAGCGTTGACGAGCGGCGCAAGGCGATCCTCGACAGCGGCAAGCCGGTCGGCAACTACTACGACATCACTGGCAACATCCGCAACCAGCAACTCCTGAGCGTGTTCGACATCCTCGACGCCAAGTTGCGGAAGTCTCCGAGCCGCCGTGAGCGGCTGGCTGCAACGCTCTCGATGGATGGCGTTGACCCGCTGGAGGCGATCCGTGAGGCCGACGCCGCCGACCTTGCCGAACTGGAGCGTCAGGCGCAGGAACTGATCGAGAAGCGGAAGAACCTCATCGTCGGCGTGACGTTCGACCACGAGAGTCGCGATCCATTCGCCAAGCCGCAGGGGAAGAAGCAGCGCGGCTGGCGGATGATGTACGGCAAGTATCGGGGCCAGCCGCTGACCTCGATCCCTGAGGGATACCTGTCGTGGGTGATGCAGTCCACCCGCAAGGAGTCACCGTTCAAGGCTGCGGTTCGGAAGGAACTGGACCGCAGGCACAAGGAGCAGCAGCCGTCCTAACAAGGAGGGTGCATGGAGGCATCAGATGGCAGGGTCACTGGCGAAATCGGCATTGCGATGGCTGTGGAGCACCTCCTCCGGGCGGGCTTCTCGGTGGCCGTTCCGCTCGTGGACGACGGGTACGACCTTCTCGCGTTCCAAGAACGCCGCTACTGGCGTCTCCAAGTCAAGGCTTCGGCCTCTGACGGGCACAACCATCGCCGCATCCGCATCACTCGCGGAAAGGGCAAGAGGCTTCGGTACTGCCACACGCAAGTGGACGCCTTCCTGTGCGTCAACATTCGGACGAGGGACATCATGTGCATCCCTGTCGCCAGTGTTGCTGATCGCGCATGGGTCAGTTGGTCACACGCCCATCGTTGGCGTGATCTGGGCGTTCTCCATCGAATCAAGATACAGCGCTGTTGATGTTCTCGTACCGGTCAGCGCTCAAGAAATCAAAACGGTCGAGCCTAAACAAACCGTTGGATGCGTAAGCCAGCGGCGGATCGGTAACGTCGGCACGAAATCCGGGCAACGGGCAGGTAGTCGATCCTGCGTGAAACGCGACGTCCCGGTGAATGCTGAGACTGGGGCCAAATAAGGCCGACGTTGCAGCCCGTATGGGCCGCTGGGCTGGCGAGGGCCATCTCAGCACGGATGCGGTGCGCACACATGGCAAAAGACCTCGTACTTCTCAAGTTCACTGGCGCTAACGGCGTGAGGTTGGCGGCGCTGTGTCGCCCGAAGGAGGGCATGGGCGTGCTTACGAACATCATCGGCACAGGCAAGGACGCTGGCGAGTGGGCGCAGCAGCCCGAGCAGTCTGCCGTCGCCATCTGCACAGAGGGGCTCGTGACGGTAACGGATTCGGAAGATCTGACGATGCTGGCGTGGTGGCTCTCGATGGCCGCTGCGTGGCTCAAGACGCACGGAGGTTGATCGTGTCACTTTTTACAGGAGCGATAGTCATGGCCGGATTTTTTAGTGCGATGTTCAAGCAGGACGGTGAGTTGGTTGACAGCGCCAAGACGCTAGGTGGCGTTGCGGCGTGCCGCATTCACAGGCGGGAGCGTGTGGTCGACATGGAAACCGGCGAGGGCCGGTTCGTCTGGCGGATCGAGTTCAAGACAGCAGAGGACGTCGAGATGTTCGACGCCGCCGTGCGCAACATCGTGGATGCGATCACGGAGGGGGAGAGGTGAGCGATGGGCGTGAAGAACTATCGCTGTTCGCAGGGGAGTACCCGTTCTGTGCGGTGTGCTGGAGCCGCACGGAGGGGGTGCATATCCACCACCTGCAAGGCGGCGCAGGGAGGAAGCACGACAGGCGGAACCTGTTGCGACTCTGCCACTGGTGCCACGACGGGCTGCACTTCGGCGGCAAGGACAACCTCACGAAAGGCATGTGCCTCACCGCCAAGCGAGAGGTGGACGACGCCAACTACGACCCGGCGTTCTTGGCCTCGCTGCGTGGCAAAGTCCATCTCGGATATGGCCCGCAGCGCTATCCGTTTCGCGTTTTCATGTGGCGAAGGAAGCACGGAGTCCCATCGGAGTTAGTGCGCATGGCAATCAACAGCAGGCAGAAGGGAAAGAAGGGCGAGTTGGAGGCAGCGGCCGAATGGAACCGGCTCGTGCCCGGTGCTCACGCACGCAGGTCGCAGCAGTACAGCGGCACCGACGCTTCGTCCGACCTCGTGAGTCCCGGCACTCCGCACCTCTGGCTGGAAGTGAAGCGAGTGCAGGCCCTCAACCTCACTGCCGTCATGGAGAAGTCCCGTGAGCAGTGTGGGGAACTGTGCCCAGTGGTTCTGCACAGAAAGAACGACAGCGAGTGGCTCGTGACGTTTCCGCTCGAAGACATCAAGCGATTCGTGCAGCAGGTTTCGGGAGCGTTGTGATGCACGCGGAGTTGTTGCCGCACGATGACGAGGACGAGGAAGAGATCGGGAGCCCGATTCCCGATGACGATGGCTGGGTGCGCCTAGAGAAGGAGCGAGGCGATGAGAGTAAGTCTGGAGTGGTTCGAGGTAAGCAGGGCAGCGCTGGTCGGCGTAAGCCGAAACGTCGAGGCACTGCGAAAGGGGCTGCAAAACCACATGGCAACAAACGAAAAAGACTGGCACATCCACATTCTCGGGGCGCTCGGAGAGTGCGCGTTCGCAAAAGCGATGGGTAGGTACTGGTCGGGCTCTGTGAACACGTTCAAGCACGGCGGCGATGTGGGATTGGTGCAGGTCCGCACGCGCTCGAAGCATCACTACGACTTGATAGTTCGAGAGGGCGACAGCGACGACGATGTGTTTGTGCTCGTGACAGGAGGGCCGAGCGAGTTCGAGATTCACGGCTGCATGCGAGGGAAGGACGCCAAGCGGCCGGAGTTCCGGCAGAACTACGGCAACTACGGGGAGGCGTACTTTGTCCCGAAGAGCAGGCTTCAAGACGTCAGGGGCATGAGGGAGGGGGAGTTATGAACGACACCACCATGCAGACGTTCACCGGGAAACTCGTAGACCTGTCGAAGTTCTCCGTTGAGGACGTCAGGCTCCCCGATATCGCCCATGCCCTCGCCTGCATCAACAGGTACACGGGCCATGCCGTTGCCCCGTATTCGGTGGCCCAGCACAGCGTCATGGTGAGCCACCTGTGCGAGCCAGAGAACGCTCTGTGGGGGCTCTTGCATGACGCCAGCGAGGCGTATCTCGGAGACGTAGCCCGCCCTCTCAAGGCGTTGCTGCCAGCCTACGTGGAGTTGGAGCACCACGTGCAGCAGACCATAGCGAAGGCGTTCGGTCTGTCGTGGCCGATGCCGAAAGGCGTGAAGGTGGCTGACAACCGGGCGCTCATCGCGGAGAAGCGAGCGCTCATGTCTGTCGATCACGACTGGGGTATCGAGGCCGATCCGGTTCACACGCCCATCAACCCGTACTACTGGCAAATGGCCAAGCAGATGTTCGAGAACCGTTTCAAGGAGTTAGTGCCGTGAGGAAAACAACTGAGGGGGATACGGTCAAGTTTGGGTCCGGTGCCGTGCGGTCGAGCGATGCAGAGGGGACGAGGTACGACCTCATCTCTCCCATCGGGCTCGCGGCGGTGGCGGCTGCGTGTGCGGAGGGTGCGCAGCGTTATGGGGATTTCAACTGGGAGAAGGGGATGCCCGCAACAGACCTTCTGAACCACGCCATCCGGCACATCTACCTGTTTCTCGGTGGGGACAGGTCGGAGGATCATCTCGGGCATGCGGCATGGGGCGTCATGGGGGCGATCCACTCCATCGAGGTCTGGCCCGACCTCAATGAAGGCACCCTTCGTACGGGCTACTGTGAGGCACCCATCAAATAATGATCGCCGTCGCCGTAAAGGATTACGACGACCAGAACATCACGGAGGAATGCGAGGCTGGCTGGAGGCGGTTTTGCATAGAGGTTCTCGTCAGGACTCACTATTTCGTCATGGAACTCTGCCGTCAGCACAGGCGGCGTGGGTACGCCCTGCGGCTGTCCAAGACCCGGAAGGCCGCAGAAGTCCTGCGGAGGCAGGTAGCGGCCTACCAGTGGGTGTTCTGCGGCACTGGCGGGGCTTTCTCGTTCGACCAGACCTGCCAAGACATAGGGCTGGACCCCCGTCTTGTGCGGGAAAGGGTGCTGTCTCAGGCCCGTCCGGGCAGGGACATAAATCTCCTAGTGGATTGGGTATCCAGCCAGACGGAGAAATACGATGGTTACGACCGTCGCAGACAAGGTGCGTCAGATCGTGGAATGGGCACCGGCATTGTCCATCGTGTCCGAGATTTCCAACGCCAAGACGGTTCCCGAGCAGGTCGCAGGGGCCCTCAATCTCATGCAGTTTGTCGCCAGCAAAACGGCGACGCCCATAGACGATGAGTTGCTGGAGCGGGTAGAGGCCGTGCTCCTGAGCCCTCCGGGACAGGAGTTGGTGTCGTACGTGGTGCGGCTCGCCACCGCTGTTGGTGAGACGGAGATCGAGGTATGACCCTGACGGTAGCCATCACTGCGGTGTGCGCGGCCGTCGTGGCCGCTGCGTGGCCGTACATCTCGAAGTTTGTGATCCGCCCCAGCCTGTCGCCAAGCGAACGGGCCGGGTGGGTGAACAGACTCTTCTCTCTTGTGGGCGTTGCTGAGGAGGCAGGCGAACCTCAGGTCGCTGAGGCAGCCCGCCAACTCATTGCCACCCTAGTTCACCCGCAGCCCGCCAGTAAGAAGGTGAAGTGATGCGTGCCGCCGTCATCGTGCTTGGCCTGCTTGTTGCTGCCGGTGCTGGCGGTGCGTACGTGGTGCAGTCGGCGCTCCGGCCACCCACTCCTGCCCCCGCCCCAGCGCCGGAGCCATCGGCCATCTTGGCTGGGGTCAGCAAGGCCGACGCCGCCCTGCTCCGGGACTTCTACACCGCAATGGCGGACATCGTGGTGCGCGATGGCAAGGCGAAAGAGCCTGTCGTCAAAGGCACGTTCGACCTCCGCAACCGTCACCAGCAGGCGCTGGCTATGGCGTTCGCCAACACCGCCCTCGTCGGTAAGTACGAGGGTCTGGGCTCCCGGCTCGACGCCTACCTTCTGGAGGCCATCGGCAAGACCGATACGCCTCTCACGGACGAGGTGCGGCAGCGGGCCGCTAAGGCTTTCAGCGCGATTCGTTAGGGGTGATTCATGGACGACCTGCTCACCCCAGACCAGATCGTAGACGCCTATAGCGGCGGGTTCGTGGGCGCTATCTGCGACCCCGAATCCACCTCCCGCCTGCTCCAAGAACTGCCGATGCCGTTCTTCGGTAACGCTCTGGCCGGGAGCGGTGCAGGCAAACTCTCCCTGCCCTTCAAGGCGGTGGTGACGTACGAGATCACGACTGGCCGCACTCCGTACAACGAAGCACAGCGGACAGGGGACTGCGTAAGCCATGCGGTGCGAAATGCTTGCGACCTTGCACGGGCCAACGACCCGGACATCCACAGCACAGAGGACTGGGTAGACCGGACGGCGACCGAGCCCGTGTACGGCGCTCGTGGTCACTCCGGTCAGGGTGCCATCTGCTCCGAGTTGGTGCGCTGGGTCCACAAGACCGGCGGGCTCATGCTCCGCAAGAAGTACCCGGAACTGGGCATCGACCTCTCGCTGTACAACCCGGACGTCGGGATCAAGTGGGGTGGTCGTGGCGTGCCATCAGATGTCACGCGCGTGGCGTCCAAGCACCAAGTCCAGACGATCAGCCTCATTCAGAGTTGGCAGCAGGCGAGAGATTGCATTGCCAACGGTTTCGGGATTGCAGTGTGCAGCGATGTCGGCTTCCGGCACACGAGGAGCCAAGAGGGCGTGAGCACCCCTTCTGGTGTTTGGCATCACGCGATGGCGTGGACGGCGGCGGATGACACCCGTCCCGGAGACTGCCGGTTCTTGGTGCAGAACAGTTGGGGGTTTTCGTGGATAGATGGCCCGCGTGTTCACGACCAGCCTGAGGGGTCGTTCTGGATCACGCAGTCGGTGGCCCAGCGCATGATCGCACAGGGCGGGGCGTGGGCCGTGAGCAACGTCAACGGATTCCCTCGCCGCGAACTCAAGGACTGGGGTGCGAAGGAGGTGCTCGGGTGAATCTCTCCGTCGCTACCGTCGCAGTGTGGCTGGCGTTTGCACAGCCAGCCGCCGCCCCTGCGCAGCCGCACAAGTGCTGCTCGGAGTGCAAGGGCACCGGCATGGTGTGGTCTGGGGACGGGCTCGCCCGATTCCACTGCCCGTGCCCGCCGACCTGCGAGTGCGCCAAGAACCGCCCGAAGATGACAGTGAGCGGAACCTGCGTCGGAGGCAACTGCCATGTCCGATAGGATTCGCTCGCTCAAGTCCGAGTTGGAGTGCAACTCCCCTCGCAAGACACCCAGCCACGAGACGAAGAGTCACGTGGTCAAGGCGTGCAGCGGAGGCGAAGAGAAACTGATCCGCTTCGGACAGCAGGGGGTGGAGGGGGCGGGGGCTGCGCCGACCAGCGAGAAGGACAAGGCACGCAGGCGAAGTTATTACGCCCGGCATAACGCGCAAGACTCCGATCCCGGAATCTTCTCGGCCCGCCACTGGAGCCACAAGGTCAAATGGTGAACGGGCCAGAGGAACTCTGCGACTACGTGCGTGAGCGACTACCCCTGCGGGCGAGGCTGGCGGGGAAGGAACGCCTCAACGACCTCGTGCTCATGGCGATCACGGAGTGGCCCATCGACGGGCTCCTGCACTCCGGCAGGGGCACCGCCCTCGAAGAGAAACTGCTGTACCAAATCACCAAGAGCGTAAGTCGGACTTACGAGTCGGTGCACGGCAGCGAGAAGCGGTACGGGTTCTTCTGGGCGTTCATCCTGTCCAGCGTGGTGTCCGCCATCGTGCAGGCGATGTTGCAGTGGTGGCTCTCCCGACCGGCGAACAGGGTGAAGTTGGCGGCGTGGCAGTACAGCATGAAAGGCGGGTCATGAGTAGCGTGGACGTATACGAGGCGGGCCTGCGGATGTTGGAGCGATATGGATTCGGGCTCGTGCTCGCCACCGCCATCCTGTGGTTTGTGCGCACAGACATCGTGATCCCGATGGTGGATGCCCACAAGTCGTTCCTGAGGGAGATGGCGGCGACGCAGCACGACATCAGCCGGGCCATCCAAGAGCAGACGCGACTGCTGTATGTGTTGCGAGACGGGCGTGAAGGCATGTACACTACCAGCGTGGTAGAACAAGACGACGCGCCAAAGAACTAGGGAGAAGAGACATGACTAACACACTCAACGACGGGCCATTCAAGGTGGATGTGGTACAGCGCACTGCCGCACAGTGGACTGCCACCGATCCATTTATCGGGAAGGGCGACATCTGCATCGAGAGTGACACCGGAAAGATCAAGGTTGGGGTGGGGGAGAGGTGGACGTCCACGAGTTACCTTGCGTCCACAACGGGATACAGCGGACCTGTGGAAATCATGGACGGCTCCTCAAACGTATACGTACTCACGGTGGTGAACGGGAGAATCACCGACATCGAAGCAGTGTAGGCACTGAGCCCAAATAAGTACCCTACATCCCTACAAGAGCGCAC